ATTCGCCTCAGCACAACAAACACTAGCCACTGGTGGTGGGTGTATAGCATTATCAACACCTTATGGTACTGGTAATTGGTTCCATTCAACTTGGGCTAAAGCCGAAGCAAGAGAAAATACATTCTTACCAATAAGGTTACCATGGACTGTACATCCAGAGCGTAACCAAGAATGGAGAGATGAACAAGACATAGTATTAGGTCCCAGAATGGCAGCACAAGAATGTGATTGTGATTTTAGCACCTCAGGTGATACTGTTATAGAACCAGATGTATTAAATTTTTATGAAAGCACTTATATTCAAGAACCAGTTGAAAGAAGGGGTATAGATGGAAATTTATGGGTGTGGCAGATACCAGATTACTCTAGAGATTATATAGTAGTAGCTGATGTTGCTCGTGGAGATGGAAATGATTTTTCAGCATTCCATGTATTTGATATTGAAGAAGCTACGCAAGTTGCAGAATACAAAGCTCAAATCCAAACTAAAGATTATGGAAATTTATTATTCGCTATAGCTACAGAATATAATGATGCTTTATTAGTAGTAGAAAATGCAAATATAGGTTGGGCTGTAATACAACAATTAATAGATAGAGGTTACAGAAATTTATATTATTCACCTAAAATGGATGTATCCATGACTAATGCTGACCAATATCTTAGTAGATATGAAAATGGTCAAGGTATGGTTCCTGGATTTACTACATCAATGAAGACGAGACCACTTGTTGTCTCCAAAATGGTTTCGTACCTTCATGAGAAATCTGTTACTCTTCGTTCTAAAAGATTATTAGAAGAACTAAGAACGTTTGTGTGGAAAAATGGAAAAGCACAAGCACTATCAGGTTACAACGATGATTTAACTATGGCATTAGGAATAGGAATGTTTTTAAGAGATACAGCTTTACACTTTAAACAACAAGGTGTAGATATGGCAAGAGCAGCTTTAGGAGGAATACATTCAACAAATTATCAATCACCTCAAATTTATCAAGGTGGAAAACCAAACATAAACCCATACGAAATGGAAAATCCATATGGAGATAAAGAAGATATCTCTTGGTTATTGGGTTAATATTTATTATATATACTATAAACAATGGCAGACACTTCATTATTTGGTAGACTAAGAAGATTATTTTCTACAGACGTAGTAATAAGAAACGTCGGAGGAAACCAACTTAAAGTAATGGATTCTAATCAAATCCAATCTTTAGGACAACTACAAACAAACTCACTATACGATAGATTTAATAAATTGTATAGCACTACAGGAGGGCTGAATTATAATACAATGCAGCAGGCTAATTTTCCTTCTACTAGAATTCAATTATATACAGACTATGAAGCAATGGATACTGATTCTATTGTTGCTTCTGCATTAGATATAGTATCTGATGAATCTTGTTTAAGAAACGATATGGGCGAAGTATTACAAATTCGTTCAGCCGATGAAACAATACAAAAAATATTATATAACTTATTTTATGATGTATTAAACATAGAATTTAACTTATGGTCTTGGACACGTAATATGTTAAAATATGGAGACTTTTATTTAAAGTTAGAAATATCAGAAAAATTTGGAGTATTTAATGTAATTCCATTTTCTTCTTATACTATTATAAGAGCAGAAGGTACCGACCCAGCTAATCCTGCTGATGTTAAATACAAATATGATCCTAGCTATTCAGTATCTGAAAGTCCATTAGGATTCCAACAAATATCACCTGGTGTAGGTGTTAATACTGGTGAAGAAGTGATATTTGATAATTATGAAATGGCACATTTTAGATTATTATCTGATTTTAACTATTTACCTTATGGTAGATCATATCTTGAGCCAGGAAGAAAAATATGGAAGCAAATGACATTAATGGAAGACGCAATGTTAATCCATAGAATAGTTAGAGCTCCAGAAAAAAGAACTTTCTTTGTAAATGTTGGGAATATTCCACCAAATGAAGTAGAAACTTATATGCAGAGAATGATTAATAAAATGAAGAAAACACCATTTGTTGATCCTAATTCTGGTGAATATAATTTAAAGTTTAATATGCAAAATATCTTAGAGGATTTTTATATTCCTGTAAGAGGTGGAGATGCTACAACTAGAATTGAAACAACAAAAGGATTAGATTACGCTGCTATTGAAGATGTAACTTATTTAAGAGATAAATTATTCTCTGCTTTAAAAGTTCCAAAAGCTTATTTAGGATATGAAGCTGATTTAGAAGGTAAAGCAACATTAGCTGCTGAAGATATTAGATTTGCTAGGACAGTTGAAAGAATACAAAAAATATTAATATCTGAATTAACAAAAATAGCTTTAGTTCATTTATATGCACAAGGATATGATGATTCTGCATTAACTAATTTTGAATTATCATTAACTACACCATCTATTATATACGATCAAGAAAGAACAGCATTATTAAAAGAAAAAGTTGATTTAGCTCAACAAATGATGGATACTAAATTAATGCCTACAGATTGGATATATGATAATATTTTCCACTTTAGTGAAGATCAATATCAAGAATATAGAGATTTAATTATTGAAGATCAAAAACGTAAATTTAGAGAAGCACAAATTGAAACAGAAGGAAATGATCCTGCTGAATCTGGTGAAGCATATGGTACACCACATTCATTAGCTTCATTATATGGGGCTGGAAGATACCCAGGAAGCAAAGGAGTTCCTACAGGGTATGGTGTTAATGACCCAGAATATCCAGAACAAGCATTAGACCAAGGAAGACCAGCTGATTCTGTATCTGATTATGGCTCACAAGATAGTAATTTAGGTAAAGATCCTATTGGCTCTAGTGGTATGAAAGTCAAATCAGGAAAAGAAGAAAGACCAGGATTATCTAATGCAGGAATGGCTTTAGAAAATTTAAATACCAAGTCAGTATTTGCTCAAAATGAGAAAATGTTAAAAGGTATGTTTAAACAAAAAGTTAACTTATTTGAAGGAGAAAATTTATTAGATGAAAATAATATCCGCGAGGAAGTTAAATAATTTTAATATTTATTGATAGTAGCGCACTACTTATGAAAGTAAAACACAACAAGTACAAGAATACTGGTATCCTATTTGAACTTCTAGTAAGGAAGATTACTTCTGATGCTATGAATAATAGTAACTCTAAGGCGGCTTCATTAGTAAAAAAATATTTTACTAAAAGTGAACTAGCTGATGAGAATAAACTATACCAGACAATAAACAATTCAATTTCTTTATCAGAAGGTAAAGCTGAATCAGTACTATCTACAGTACTTGATTTATCTAGAAAGTTAGATAAAGATCAATTATCAAAAGAAAAATATAACCTTATTAAAGAGATAAAAGAAAACTTTGATATGGTTGATTTCTTTCAAGCAAAAATCAAAAACTATAAACTTTTAGCATCAACATATGTCCTTTTAGAATCACATAATAATAGAAAATTCGCTAATCCCGAATCTATTATTACATCTAAAATTACTATATTAGAATATATTACCTCAAACCCTGATACTAAAATGTCTTTAACACCATTAGTTGAAGATTTAATGAAATTAGATAAAGGAACACGTGCGCTTACTTATAAAATAATGCTTGAAAAATATAATACTAAATTTGATGATTTAACAATTGATCAAAAAGAAGTATTAAAAGAATACATAAATAGTGCTGCAGATGCTCCAAAACTTAAGGAATTTTTAAATTCTAAATTTGAAGCTATAACAACTATATTAAAAGAAAATATAGATAAAATAAAAGAACCGGCACTTAAAATTAAAATCCAAGAAGTTATAAATCTTATTGAACCTATTTTAGAATCTAGAAAGATAAAAGATGATCACTTAGTTGCGTTACTACAATATCTTGAACTTTCTAAGGAAATAAAAGTAGTATGAAAAAGCTTAAGATAAAAGGATTAAATAAAGAAATGAGCACTACTGGTACTGGTGCTTCTTTTGCATCCGGTACAGGAGCACAATATGCTACCCCTAAAGCTTTTAAAAAGAAAAAAGATGAAATAGGAGAACCATTTACTACTCCTAATCCCTCTATTCCTAATAGAAAATCTAAATTTATAGATTACAAACAATTATTTGAAAAAGCTAAAAAATCAATAAAATTTAATCCTGTTACTGATTTTACAGATTCACAAGCATGGGCTGGTGATAATACTGGATATGATATGGATACCCAAGATGCTGCCTCAGTATCAGAGTTAGCTAAAAAATCAAATGGTGATTTTAAAGTAGGTGATGTACAAATTGAAAAGGGAACTAGGTATGTTGTAACAGATGTAGACCCAATTACAGGTGGAATTTCTTGGGATGTAGAAGATGTTCCTGCTTTTGATTCAGTATATAAAGAATTTGATGAGTTAAGAAAGGCAATGGTAGTTTTAGATAGAAAAACTGATGATAAAGTTGTAGATGATATAGCTGCTAAAATTAAGGTTGAGTTTAATAGATATAGAACTCATATTAGAAAAAATTATCCTGATGAATACAAAAGATTCCAGACCAATGAAAATATAAATGAAGCAAGTGGAGGACCATCAAGGAGTATACTTATAAAATTAATTCATGATATAGGAGCACAAAGATTTGCTGATATTATTGCTGATTTAAGAGATGAAAATCTACAAGATCAAATAGTAGCGGCATTTGGTCTATATAAAGACGAAGAAGGATCAGAATTTATGAAACCTGATATATTAAAAGAAGCAAGATATTCACAATTTAAGAAAAAATCCCAATTTCGTACACCTACACAACAATTACACATGGCTGTACGTGAAATGAGACGTAAAATTGATGAAATGAGTAAAGTTGTTTCGTTTACTGAAAGAATGCGTACAGAATTAAAGGCAAGTAACGAAGGTATGACATATTTGAACCGTACTCGTGAAGCTATTAATAGAATTAACGAAAAATTACAAGACCTAAATAATAGAATTAAGGGATTGACTGAATAATACAGAGGGCAAGGACGATAAATATTTATATACATGACAACACAAGAATTATATAACAAAGTATTAGCTGAGGAGGTAACACAGCAAAAATTTCTATATGAAGTTCGTAGAGATATAAATTTACCTTTCATAACTTCAAGCAATAATTTCAAAGATACTGTACAGATCTTAAAGAATAA